CTTCCTTCAAGAAGCAAGGCTTTAATGCACGCGACTTCCAGTGCAGTCAATTTCGCGGACGGATTTCTCTCACCGTGATTGTTGTATCGACCTTTACGGGCACGATCACTCATATTGTCGGCATGAGTGCCTAAAAACAAGTGATCAAGGTTGATGCATGCAGGGGTGTCACAATGATGGCAGACGCACAAGCCAGACGGAATCTCGCCATAGTGCTTTTTCCACACTTCTCTATGAACGCGAGGGTAACGTCCGTCTTTCCCAATACGACCGTATCCGCATTCGTCTTTTGTGCCAATAAAAATGTGACAACCGTTTTCTGCGACTACAGTAAAAGCAGACACTCGATCCCAATATGGAGCGCGCTTAGAAATCACGATACTCCTCCATAATTAGTGTCAGGCGTGTTAATCAACGGCTGGATGTACGGGAACCTAAAGTCCTGCACCATCGACAGCACGCTTGCGCCCTTCTCAGCCTGCTTGCGATTCTCAAACTGAACCTGGAAGTCACGCATCGCAGCACTGCTGTCCAGACCTTTCATCTCAAGCCACTTGACGCGAGAGAAATTGGTCAGCATCGCAGCATCAAGCAGGGCGATGTCGCCGTTCTTGGTCATGCGATTTTTGTAAAGCGTCACATCATCCTGATCGCGCACCCAAGCAGCGGACAGGTAAAAGAACGACATCGTCTGCGCTGATGTCGGAGGTGCCAAGACATACAGGCGACCATCGCGGACCTGCCAGTAGAACGACAGCGTCGGCAGCGTCGTCCTGATCAGCAACTGCTGCCACATCTGCGGCGAGACAGGCCCAAGAGACGGCAACTGGTTCGTTGCGTTCCAGTTGGTTTGATCAACCCAGTCATAAAAATCGTCAGGCAGAGCAAACGACTTTTCAGTCTGTCCAGCAGTGTCCGCGACAATGCTGATGGTGTACGACTTGATCAGTTCCTGCCACTCGTACATCGAGAGCAACTCGATGCCAGCCATGTTGACTGCTTGAACCATCTGAATGACCGCCGGGTCACTTGACCCGGCAGCATCAGCGGGCGGGGGATAGCCGACCATCGCGGCCACATTCCCAACAATGGCCGACAACGAACTTTCATTAATGATCTGGTACGGCATCCCGCTCCCCTAATCAGACCTCAGCCTGAGCAGCCTTCCGAGGTTTTGCCTGAGCCTGCAACGCCTCGACCATTGACTTCAGGTTCTCAATCTCGGCATCGCGCTTCTGAAGTTCAGTGTTCATGTGCTCAATCGGCGCGTTGCCTTTTGTCGCTTCAATGAACGCCTTCGCACGCTGCTTGTCACCTTGAAACGACATGAACTTTTGACCCATCTGGTCATTCGCCTCAGCCAGTTGCTCGATGGTGACGACCTTGAAAAACTTGTACTCCTCAACCTTTGCAGGCGACATCCCAGGCAGCGCACTCAGCGGAGTTCCGCTTACAGCTTCGGCTTGTCCTGCTTTCCATTTTTCATACCGAGACTTGAAGCGAAAAACATTGATTTCGTGCATCGGCTCAACGCAGACGGTCGTTTTGTCGCCCGGAACATGGATGCGAACAAAATCACGCTCTTCGTAAATCGCACGGCCCGCCTCCCTGCTCTTGCCTGGGTGCAGTACAGGCTCCCTCATAAACTCAACAAACAACTTGTCATCCAACGCAAATCGACTCTCATCAGGGCGAGAAATCAGACTCGGTTCTTCAAAAACTGTGGCAGTCGTGGGTTGCATGTGTTTTTCCTTTTGTTTGATAAAAAAATGGGGAGGTGATGAGCCTCCCCGCGCCCATCAAAACATCATCAGAGCGTGCGACCAACAACCGGATACGAAAAGATTGCATCCGCATTCGTCGCGGCAGCGGCACCAGTTGCAGTGCCAAGAACCAGACCGCTGATGGTTTCAGAACCAGCGGTGGCATCATCATCCACAGCGCCCCCGGTGGCGGTGCTGTTCAGTTGAGTGCCCTTGGCAGCAGACGCCAAAGTGCGGACAGATCCCTTGCCGTAGATCTGGAACCAGCCATATTCGTTGTCAGCCAGAGCAGCCTGAGCAGCGCCGCACCGCGAGCCAGGGCCAGACGCGCCAGGGGCGGTCGTGGTCGTGGTCACCATCGCAAAGTCAAACCCAGTCTCTTCAACGCACAGGTATCCAGCGCCGGTAACAGCGCCATCAGCGCGACCGTAGATGAATTCCTGATATCCGTTGGTCGGGTCGTCATACCCGCCAACAGTTCCCAGTCGGAACGCAGGCGTCTCGGTGGCGGCAACGATGTCCGCCTTGCTAATGCCAATGACTGCTTGAGCCATGATTTACTCCTGAAATTTTTCAAAAAAGCCCTGAGAACTTTTTGAGAACTCAAGGCAAGGGTGCCACGACAGTCACCAAATTGATTAGGCTTGAATGCGACCCTGGAACTGAGCGCCGTTGCAAGTCAAATTACCGGCCCACGCCAAGATAGCTACCTCACTGTCTTGGTTAATCGCATATCTGCGATTCGGAGACAGCGGAACCATGTTGCGCTGGGCATGCGGACGCCACTTCAGATACTTGGTGTTTAAGAAGAAACCAGTGTTCTGCGGGCAGAAGCCACCGATACCGCCGTCCAGAACAACGTCAGCGTCCATGAACTTCAGCGACGGGAAACCGAGGTTTCCGGTGTCAGGCGAAGTAAACCGCTGCTGGGCCTGGAGCGAAGCCATGTAGTAGCCCCAGAACGTGGTGTCGAACACGATCAGGTCAGGACGATCATTGCCGCGGGTCGTAGAGGCCCACAGTTGATTCATCGCGTTCTGAATGGTCGAGGCGCTGGGGGTGACGGTGTTGTCAGAGAAGTCGTACTTCTGATTCCGCCAAAAGGTCCAGGTGCCGCGGTCGATGCCGCCGTAAGTGCCGCTGGTGTTGGTCGAGGCGACAGCAGCGTCCAGACCAGTGATCTCTTTGCCACCCGAGCCGGTGCCGTTGGAGTAGATCGACTGAGCCAGCTTGTTCATCATCGTGGCTTCAGCAACATTCAGGCGGGCTTCCATCAGGTCGATGAAGGCTTCCTTGCCGCTGTTCTGGAGCATTTCCAGGCCGCTCATCACGACCGGCACAGCGAACTGCTTGATGTTGAACTCGGCAGCCGAGATGACGTCCTGAGCCGCGACGGGCAGCAGGTCATAGCCAGAATAAAAACCAGCGTTGCCGTTCTCGGCAAACGACAGTTCTTCCAGGATGACGTTACCACCGGAGATGGTCTTGACGTTGCCGCGCTGATTCAGGCGGGCAAGCAGGGCGTTGTTCTTGGTGACGTTGTCCGCGATGGTGCGCGAACGATTTTGAATAGTCGTAGCGATGATGTCGCTGACCGACGAATTGGCGAATGCCATGATTAACTCTCCATCTGAGATTGGTTGCGGGCAGGTGCCCGGTCAAAAACAGATGCGCCTAATGAACCTTGATCAGTCCGATCTTTGTTCACAGGTGGGACACCGTTGCGGCGTCTCCTGAGAGCGTGCGGTGGCTGGCTGGAACTTGGCACACCAGGAGCGATATTCTGCCCCCGGTGTGAGTATAGCATCAACGCGACGTCATTTGTATAGCGGCTTCAATTGCAGACCGAATGTCAGTCGATGGTTGCTGCATCGCACCAACAGGAGCCGATCCAGATACACTGACCGCCGCCGCCTTGGCACGCTGCGCCGCCTGAGTCTGAACCTGCGCCCCCTGCGCGGCCTGCCGCTGCTGCATGACCTTGCGAACGCTTGGATTCATGTAGGTGGCCGCCTCGTAAGCCTCCTGTAAGGTCATGCTCTTGCCGCGCTTCTGAGCAGTCTCCAAGATGTCTGCCATGTCCTCGCGGACATCTTCACCAAACTCGGCCTGATTCAAGAATTGAGCAACCTCGTTTTGCGCCTGAGCCTGCTGCTGATACATCGCTTGAGCCTGGGCCTGCTGAAACTGATTCAGCATCCCCTGAACAGGCGCAAGTTTTTGGTTTAGCAACTGCTCAATCTGACTCGTCTGCGGGTCTGCTGGACGCGGCTGCTGACCCGCCAGCGCGGAGTCCAGCATCTCAATAAACTGAGGTCCGAACCTGCCGGTGCCGAACTGGTTCACGATCCCTGCGACCAAGGTCGCCAACTCAGGCCCGGTGCCGGTACGCAGCCGCGCCGCGGTTGACATCAGGTTGTCAATCGCTTGCAGCGGGTTGGAGTTCTCAGCCTTGATGAAGTGCATGTAAGGCTGAATGACTTGAGAGACAGCCTCTGCCGTCTTGCGAGCCTCAGAAGTCTCCTGAATGAACCGCGCATGCTCAACTTCACGGCGGGCGATCTCAGCGCGGACAGGCTCAGGAAGTTGACCCCAATGCTCGCGCACATCAGGCTTCCACGATGCCGGTGCCCGGTCTGCGGCAGGCTGCTTCGGCCCAGGCTTCGGCCCCGGCTGCATCCTGCTGGCAAACTTGCCGTCATCATCGCGGGGCTGGCCCTGCTCCTCGGCAAGCGCATTCAGATCTTGCTCAGACTCTTCAGGAGCCTCGGCAGACGCCTCTACAGGCGCGGCAGGCTCAAATGCCTGCGGCTCTGGCGCGGACGCCTCTGGAGCCGTTTGCACGGCCTCCTGCGTTGGTTCTTCAATCGCGGCCTCGATGGCATCGCGCAGTGTCGTGGGTTCGCTCATGGCTTATCGCCTGTTTTGTAGTTGGGAAATCGCACGCTCGATGTCGCGCCGGTTAAATGACCCGCCCTGCGTGTGATACCGCTCGCGGGCCTCCTTGGCTTTCGCCCAAGTCTCTTTGAAGTCGTCAGCGGTCGTGAGGTTGTTGATCTTCATGTACTCCCGCTGCTTGCTTCTGCTGCTGATGTCGGTGCCGTCGGTGGCTCGCATGCCGTCGTAGTGACGATCACCCCACAATGCTGAATCCCCAACGCGGCGGTCAGGTTCGTAGCCCTCTGTCACCTCGATCAGGTTGTAGGGCGGCTCCTTGCTTTGGATGTACCTGCGTCGTGTCATTTCTTCCTCAGTGCCTTGGCCTGCATCGCCTGTTTCAGAAGTTTCCCGCCCTTGTCCTCCTGGTTGTATTCCTTGGCAACCGACTGAGGCACGCCGACCTTCTTGGCAAACGCTGGATCGTGGGCGGCAGCGGCCATGAACCTTGCTTGTGCTTGTGATGTACTTGGCATGATCAGGCCCAAACTCTGCGGGGGGTTACTGGAAAGACTTGGTAGGCATCCAGCGGCGTGCCGTCCTCATCGACCACACGCACGTTGACATGCCAGCCCTGCTCAGGGACCGGGGTTTCCGGGTCGGTCATGTCGTAGATGATGCCCAGCGTGTCGATGTTTTTGTACAGCGGCTGATCGCCCTGATACAGCACCGACTGCGCCTCGGCCTCGTCTGCAAACTTGAGGTAATAATCAATCATGATGTCAGCGTCTGAAGTTGAGCGTTGGTCAGCCGGGTGTTGTAGTACATGACGCGGCGCATGTGGCCGTTAAGCCTAGTTGATCCAAAAGCAAGTCCAATTTGCAGTGATGAAACAACTTGTAAGTTTCCTGTTGTAGAAGCAAGTGTGCCCGCATTTAAAACAACATTTCTTGTATTTGTTGCGTATGACAACGCGCCTTTAGCCGGTGTGTTTAAAGGGGTTTGATTTGATGTGGTAGCGTCAGATGTGCCGTTAAACGTCTTGACATCACGATTACTTGAATACATAAGCGCAGAGGGCACTGACCCATCCCCAAGAATTCCTGCGGCTATGCTGAAAATGCCGTATTCCGTAAAAAACGTCCCCTCAGTAGCGTTGTACCAATTCGCAAAGTTGTCCCCGATCATGCTCGCGTTGTCCGCGCTGCGCGTGACCTGCGATGCCACGGTCGGGATGTAGGAGGTGGCGAATGAGCCTGCTTCTAGTTGAGCGCCCCAGATGAAGATGCCGCTCGTGCCGTCGCCGGTATAGGATTTTTGGCCCGAGGTCCCGGTTGTCGTGTCGCTCAAATAAATAATCGAACTTGAACTTCCACTACTTGTACCTGAAGCAGTTGCTGTTGCAGTCAACCTATACCATCCGTTTCCGACCGGAGCAATGGAAGTGGTGACGCCTGTAGCTGATTGCGATACAGTACCTGTAGACAAATCAAAATAGACACCATTGCCAAAATTACCAGTATTGCCATCAATTCGCAGCGTTACCACTGAACGCTCTGCCGCTTTTGCATAAACAGAAAGCGTCAGCGTTTGCCCAGATGTGTACGAAATAATACTCGACTGTACGCCATGCGATGCGGTACTAGTGTTTTCAACTAGCTTGTCGCCAGTCAGCGTTCCATCTGGAGCAACAATCGCATCGGCTGTAATGGATGAATTGAGTTTGCTCCATGACGCATCACTAAACGCCGCCGAGTACGTCAGCAGATTCGTCCGCTGCTCTTCAATCAGCAACCCCTTGGGAGCACGCGACACGGGGTCGTAGTCGAAGCGCGGGCCGTAGTAGGCCGCAGATGTCGGAGCCGCGCCGGGGTTGTACACATACGGGTCAACGCTGGCGCTGTTGCTTAGTTGAGCGCCCCAGACATGGAGAGATGCAATCTGATTCGGGTCGTTGCCGTACAAAAGCAATTGAAACCGATCAATAGTAGCGTTTGTCGAAGTTACCGAAAACCGTTGCCAAGTTCCCGTTACAGTAATTGGCGTGCCAGCGGGCGCGCCGCAGCGCAATTGAACTTGCTTAGTGCTTCCGTCTGAAGTTTTTAACCAAACGCTACTAACTGCCGTTCCTGTAAAAGCGACAAGACTAAATGTAATATAACTGATGTCAGAACCGGATGTTCCAGCCCCACGATCAAAAACGATGAGGTCGGCTGTTGCAGTGCCATCAGGCGCAGTCGCCGCATTAGCGGTAACAACAGGCGCAACGCCAGTTCCAGCAGCAAGTTTCGACCACGCCGCATTATCAAACTCCTGCGTGTACCCAAGCAGGTTCTTTGGCGTGGTGGAGTAGTACGGTTGCAGCGGACCTTGATTGAGTTGAGCGCCCCAAACCAAAAAGTCTGCGGTTGTATTTGTGGTGAACGTGCCACGCACTTCCAGCCCAAAGGTTCCGGAAGTTGCGCTCGCAACGCCGGAAACAGAAACACGCTGCCAATCAGCAGTCAAAGTGACGATTGTGCCGCCTAAAATACTGTCTCCGTGAAAACGGAGTTGCTTTCCAACTTCCCCAACGGAGTAAGCCTTAATCCACACAGAACCTATGTATGTTGCCCCGATAGTTGTGCCAGTTACGCTTTGCGTTACTATCGATCTGTCCGATGATGTGGTGCCGTTGCAATTTAATTGCACACGGTCTGCCGTTACAGTTCCGTCAGGTGCCACCTCAACATTTGAGGTCACCACAGGAACAACACCCGAGCCAAGGCCAAGTTTTGCCCACGCCGCCGCCTCAAAACTCTCCGAGTTTGTCAGCAGGTTGTGCGGCGCATAAGCAACCAGACCGTCGCTGTTGACCACCGTCGCGTTGCTGGCCCGGCTGAACGTGATGCGAGAGTCAAGTGACTCAGAACTTGTAAAGTTCAGCGCCATCGCAGGGATCCCGCCTGCAACAACCGTGCTGTTGTACAGCAGATAATTCTGCGCCGCCGTCGCGTTGTCGATGGTCGGATCAAAGACCTTCACGACAGGGATGAGCCTGGAGCCAGTTTCGCTCGGCGGTGCGCCAAACGCATCAGCAAGGTTCTGAAGGGCCTCGTTGTAGGTTCCGGTCTTGTTGACAGCAGTCTCAATGCGAGCCTGCAACTGACCCATCAAAGTGCTCATGATTTCAGTCCATCAGTAACAGCAGTTCATCATCTCGGCGTCTCTTCATCTTGCGCCGAAACTCTTCTTGCGCTTGCTCCAGTGCGCGTTGCGCCTGCGCGGCACGCTGAACAACCGTCGCCTGGATGCGAGACTGTTCAAGGATTCCTGCAACCTCTCTTGCGACATCAGCAGCATTGAATGCGTCTGGGACAGCGATTGCAGCCTGCCTTCCAGAGACTGACAGCACGCGCACTTCTCGTTTCGAGGGCGCGACAACAACAGGCTGATTCTGCTCAACAACCGGGTCAATGACACGCTCGATCTCCTGACGCAGTTTGTCCTTCTCTTCCTTTAGAGACGCAAACTCTTCATCGCGCTTCTTTTGCCGTTTCTTGCGCCGCTCATCCTCCGCTCCAACGTCAGCGATGGACACGACCCTGGTGCCATCGTCAACAGTCGGCGGGAAAAATGTGTTGTTGTTGACGAACAGATCTGGCAGCAGCGTCTGGACCGTCGCCTGGACAATCGTCGGGCTGTAGAACGCTTGCGTGTTCGTGAACAGGTCAGGCGTTATTGTGACCGCGCCGGGGGAGACTGTTGGCGCGTAGAACGTCTGCTGGTTGGCGTACAGCCCAGGCGTCAGCGTCTGAGTCGCGCCGCTTTGAGTGACGGTCGGACTGAAGAACGTCTGGTCATTCGTGTAAAGGCCAGGCGTGAGCGTCTGTGCTCCAGCCGCCCCGCCTTTAAAGAATAGAAGAAGCGACATTGGTTAGCCGCGAGTCCACCACACGCGCCAGGGCGTCGCTACATCGCCATCCTCGCGGATGGACAGTTCTTCGTGCGGCTCTGGACGCTCCAGCAGTGCGGCCTGCGCTTCAGGCTCAGTGGCGTATGCGCCGAGACAGATTTCTTCCATTCTTATCTCCGGTAACCGTTGGAGCCAAAGATTTCATAACTGCCAACTTCAACGGGCTGATCGGTCACGATGTCCTCGGCAAACTCTACCCTCGGTGCAATGGTCGCTAATCCAGCGTCAAAACCAATCGTCACCGTGCCAGCACCCATCGTTCCGACATTTCGCACCTGCTGTGTCACTTTGATGCGATCACCCACAGCAAAACTTGTGCTTGTTGGCGTGTAAGTATCTGAAGGATTGCCAGCGCCTGTCCCAAGTTCAGCAGCAGGATCAGGTACGGTTGCGTTCAGAACTGTTGAAATGACAGAGCCTGAGTTATTTGTGCGTTCCACAATCACGGCGAGACAAGCATTGACCGTCGTTGCGCTTTCCTGCCCTCGCAACTGAACAGTCATCGTTCCTGATACTGTGACAGCCGTTGTGATTGGCTCAGAAAACCAATAGATGGTGTTGCCGCCAGCGTTTTCAGTAACGTCAATGGCTGTGCCGCTCGCCGTGGTCGTTGTGACTCTGGTGGTGTTGGCGACTCCCGAACGCTCAGACAGGAGCAAGTAAACTGATCCGCTTGGTGGAGTCAAAGTCGGACTAGACAGGCTCCTGAAAAATAAACTGCTCCCCACAATCAGACCTCGTAGCCCCAGACGTTCACAGTGATGCTTTGTGCCCCGGTCGTCGTCAGTCGCAGAACAAAGTCCACCGCGCCCTGCATCGGAGTCGGGTACGTCACATAAACACCGGGCTTGTTGGTCGCGGTCGGCACAAACTCGCCGTCAAACAGAGCGCCGTCGGTGTTCCGAGTGTAGGTCGTGTCGCCTGATGCACCGAACCACACAATCGCGGTGCCTGACGTTGTGCCATAGCTCTGAATTTGAAGCGAAGTGACCACGACAGCCTTGCCGCTGGCCGGAGTCCAGATTGCCGTGCCAGTCTGCGCTGTGGTCTGTTGGATTGCCTTGTACGCTGTGACCGGCACAACCCTCGTCACCTCGACATCCAGCCCCCAGGTTGCATTTGCAGGTACTAAGGTGCGAGAACCGTCGGTGCTGATCGCCAGCTTGAACAACTGAACATGCTCGCCCGTTGTCGTCACCTGATCGGTGGCGATGTCGGTGCCTGACCCGGCTGTGATTGGAACATTATCTGCCACGGTCTACCCCTTACAGTTGGAAAATCCCGCTGGCATTCCACTGGATTGAGATGTCGCCCCCGTTGGGAGTGACAGGCAACCCGGTCACACTGGTGTCAATCCACGCCACCAGACGCGAGGTGGCCGCGGAACCAGTGTCGATGTAAATCAGGATCGCCTCTGCGCTGGCCCCGGTCACGCTCGGAAACGTCACATCGTCACCGTCAAACAGACCATTCGTCACGGTCGTGTTGTTGATCGTCTGAGGCGTGCCAACCACTCCAGACACCGACGAATAGAACTCATCAGTCGATGTGTACGGATACGTTGCCGTGTCAATCAGCGCGACCTTGACCGTTCCATCGTTCAGGTCAACATTGGCCGATGCGTCAAGCAGTGCCTGCTTGTACTTTGGATAAATTGCGTTTGCCATCTCTCAACCTTTACATTGGAACTTGCGGGCCAGCACCCGCCATCGCAGGCGGCAGATCAGGAGCGCCGCCACTCATCGCGGCCACAGCGCCAGGAAGCATCTCCTGCTCATCGTCGTCGTCAACCTCGCGCACCTCAAGAATGTCTCCATTCTCATCGCGGATCGGGATGCGCTTCTTGCGCCGATTGACCGCGGCCAGCACCGACGACATCTTCTCGTCAGCATCCGCCTTGTTCATCGCCACCAGTTCACGCAACTCATCCATGTCCAGAGCCTGAGCCTGCGTGTACGCTGGCAGCGAAGTCATCAGCGCCTGGATCTGCTGGAAGTTCTGCTGCATCGTGTCAAGACGCGCCTGCGTCTCAAGTTTGGCAACGTCAATCGTCGCCTTCAGGCTGGCAATCTCTTTGTCAGTCTGAGACTCCATCGCAGCAATCCGCTCATTGCTCTGGATCTTCTCAGCCTCGAGTTGCAGTTTCGCCTGCTCAATCTGCTGCTCAGGCGTCGGCCCCTGCGGCTGCGGCGGCTGAGACATCGCCTGCTGCATCGCCGCAATCGCCTGATCAATCACGCTCTCAATCTCAGACGACACACGGAACTTCGCCAGACCCCACTGCAACAACTTCATCAGGACAGGGCCAGAGCCAGGAGTCTGCTGCGCCATCGGATAGACCTGGGAGATGTACGCCCCCATGCCCTGCAAGAACTGCACAGCAGCATCACGCTCCTCGGCCCAGTCCATCGCGGCCATCGAGTCAGCCTCGACGTTGATCCGGTACTCGGACATCTCTTCATCTTTGAGCAATTGGATCGCAGGCCCAGCCAACTGAGCATCAACCGTCCGCTCGATGTTGCTGCGCCGAATAATCGTCTCAGGCTGCCAGTGCTTGCAGATGATCTCTGCCTTGATCTTCAGCGCGTGCGAGATCCACTCAGCAATGTAGAACTGCATCAACTGCACGCGAGTCGAGCCGAATTGAGCCTTGATCTGCTGCGCTGTCGCAGTCTCCGAGGCCTTGCTGGAGCCGCGCATCACATCGGACACGCCAAGCACCTCGTAAATCTGCATCACCTTGTCCTGCCGGTATCCGCGCAGGCGCTCAATGCAGTTCACGATCTGATCAATCGGGGCAAAGTCCACCTTGCCTTTGACACCACCCGCCTCGGCAAACATCGCCCAGTTATCCACAGGGATCAACTGGTTCTCAGCCGCCTGCGAGAACATCCGCCCGACAGAGTCACCCGCACTCTTGTCGTACACGCCAGCGACCTTCGCCGCCCGCGTCAGCCATGTGATCCGGGTGTTGATCTCGTCCAGTTCATTGAACTGGTCCTGGGCAAAGATGTAATCCGCCCGCGGCATGAAGTTACTGGTCGTCGCATTCGCCACCAGCGGCTTTGGGCAGGGGAAGAACTCATCCAGTTGCAGCGGGTCGTCCTTGACGTCAAGAATGACCTCAGAACCCATCGCATACCAGTAGACCTTGCGGTTTTCCTTGCACCAGATCTCAAAGACCTCGGCCTTCTCCCAGGGGTCGTACTTTGGCGTCTCTTGAAGGTTGGTCGCCTTGCTGGGCCTGTTCATCGGAACAACCCGCGCAATCTCTTCCCCGAACCGCTCGACCAGTTGATCCTTGGTCATGTAAACGCGGCGAGCAACCCAGCGCACCTCATGCCATGTCCGCGCAGGCGACCAGAAGAAGTCCTCCCAGTACACATAGTCGCAGGGTGCATCCTCATGCACGATGCGCTCGCCCTCTGTCGCAGGCGACAACTCAATGCCGGTCATCGGGTCAATCACGGCCTCGATCATGTAAGGCTCGGTCTTGACCTCATACCGCAGCCAGACCTGACCCATGCCGACAACCAGCCAGTCCTCGATACCGTTGCGAACCGCGGCGTCCCAGGCGCTCATGTTGTCGGAAAACGACCGATTCAGCAGACGCTGCAAGATGGTCCCGGCCACACGCGCCTGATCATCGTCAGAGTCCTGCCACGCCCTCGAGACGTCAGCCTTC